ACTTGTTAAAAACAACTAAAAAACTGTTTTTAAATAAAGTATAAACCTTAAAATTAAAACCTTATGAGTACAGCAAAAGAGACCCTAGAGAAAATAGCAAAAGCTATTGGCATCGTAACTGAAGAGCCTACAGTAGAAATTGTAGAGGAAACAGTAGAAGTAGCAGAGGAAACGGTAGAAGACACTGTAGAGCCTGTAGAAGACAAAGTAGAAGATACTGTAGAAGATACAGTAGAGCCTACTGAAGAGCCTGTAGAGGCCTTAGAAGAGTCTGTAGAGGCTACTGAAGATAAAGTAGAAGCTACTGAACCAAAAGAAGACAAAAGAGTACAAGAATTAGAAACTCAAATCAATGAGTTAAAAGAAATTCTTAAGAACGCTCTAGAAAGTAATAAAGATGAAGCTCCTGTAGTAGAAGCTCCTGTAGTTGAAGAGAAAGGATTAACACATAGCCCTGAAGCAGAGGTTAAGGTTAAACAAAAGAAGCTCGGCAACAAAGGAGGTAGCATCATGAGTAATGTCTTTAAATATATCAATAATTAATAATTAACTTAAACATTTTTAAAAATGGCAACAACAACTTCAATTACAACAACTTACGCAGGTGAAAAGGCTAGTGGATTTATCTCTGCTGCTTTACTTTCAGCTCCAACTTTAGACAAAGGTGGAATCACTGTTAAGCCTAACGTAAAATTTAAGTCAGTAATGCAAAAATTAGCTGTAGGTGATATCATCGCTAACGCTTCTTGTGACTTTACTGCAACGTCTACAGTTACTTTAACTGAGCGTTACTTACAACCTGAGGATTTTCAGGTAAATCTTGAGCTTTGTAAGCGAGATTTCGAATCGGATTGGTTATCGATTGAGCAAGGGTTCTCTAGCTTTGATGAATTACCATCATCTTTCGCTTCTTACCTTATCGGACATGTAGCTGCTAAAGTAGCTGCTAAAATGGAGGTAAACATTTGGAACGGTGCTAACGGATCTGCAGGTGAATTTGACGGAATCGTTGCTTTAGCTGACGCTGATGCTGACGTAATTGACGTTACTGAAACAGGAGCTACAGATGCTTCAAATATCATCGCTCGTTTAGGAAACGTGATTGATAACGTACCTTCTACTATCTACGGTAACGAAGGATTATCTATCTACATCTCTCAAGCTGATGCACGTTCTTACGTAAGAGCACAAGCTGCTTTAGGATACAAAGATTTATACCACGTAGGACAGACTGAAATGGACTTCGAAGGTGTTAAATTATTCGTAGCTAACGGTCTTAACAGTGGACAAATGATCGCTGCTGAGAAAGAAAACTTATTCTTTGGGACAGGTCTTCAAAACGACATGAACGAGGTTAAGCTTATCGACTTAGCTGACATCGATGGTTCACAAAATGTTAGAGTAATCATGAGATTTTCTGCAGCCGTAAACTACGCGATTGGATCAGAGATAGTTTTATCTCAGGTAGCATAATCAAACTCAATAGGGGAGTGTAAAAGCTCCCTTATATTTAATAATAATAATAAAAACATAAAATCATGGCATGTACATCATTATCAGCAGGTCGTTTAGAAGTTTGTAAAGATACAGTCGGAGGATTGGCTGCAGTTTACTTCATCAACTTTGAAGATGCAGGTTATTCTATAGACGCTACTACAGGATTGGCTACTGAAGCCGGAGGGACTCCTTCTGCCTACAAATATGACTTAAGAGGTACTTCTACTTTCGAGCAGAACCTTCAGACCTCTAGAGAGAATGGCACTACTTTCGTAGAGCAGACTCTTACAGTTTCATTAAAGAAACAAGATTCAACAACTAACAAAGAAGTTAAATTATTAGCTTACGGACGTCCAAAAGTCTTAGTAGAAGACAATAACGGAAACGTGTTTGTAATGGGTCACGAGTACGGAGCAGAGCTTACTACAGCAGCTACATCAAGTGGAGCGGCAATGGGAGACAAATCAGGATACGAAATGACTTTCGTAGCATCTGAAAAGATCTTAGCACCTTTCACCACTGAAACATTATCAACTGCTTACTCAATCGTAGTAGGTAGCTAGTAATTAGTAAATTAACAATAAAACGGACCTTATATTAAGTTATAGGGTCTTTTTTTTGCTTTATACCTATACAATTGCTATACATACTGCGTTATATTCGATTAATTACCTGATATACAAAACAAAAAGCACTAAATACTGTTTTTAAATAAAGTTAATCATGCAGTATATAGACAGTAATACAGACTTAAATAACCCTATCACTCTATACTTAAACACTAGAGTAGATAGTACTGTTTTAGTGGACGTAGAATTGTATTCAGAAAACGAAAATAAGCTTATATATACAGGTTCAGGATTAAGCTTAACTGAAGGAGGGTACTTTCAAGAAATAACAATTCCCTTTCAAGATAATCTAGTAGATAAAAAAACCTACACAATACTATTGTCATCAGGAGGTGTAAATGTATATCAGTCTAAAATATACATAGACTCTACTAAAGACTTTACTTTAGATACTACTGTAATGACTACAGGGAGCTATCAGTCAAATAATACTAATAACGAATTTACAATTATATAAATATGAATTTTATTAATCTATCAGGCTATGAAATGCCTAAGGCAATAGAAGGAAAAAGAAGAGAGTGGGTTGCTTATGGTGAAGACAATAACTATTATTCTTTCCTTATAGACTCTTATTTACAGTCAGCTACTAATAATGCTGCTATTCGTTCTATATCTGACAATATATACGGAGAAGGTATATGTATAGAAGGATTAGATAAGTCATCTAATGAGGTTAAGGAGCTTAGAAAGTTTATTAATCACAGAGACTTAAAGAAGATTATACAAGAGCGTAAAATGCTAGGACAGGCTGCAATGCAGGTTATCTACTCTAAGGCAGGTAATGACCGTAAAGTAGTTAAGGTTAAGCATTTTCCTATACACACTCTAAGACCTGAGAAAATGGATGGTGAAGGCATTATATCAGCTTATTACTACCACCCTAATTGGAGTGAAAAGAAAAGAAGCGATACGTTAAAAAAAATACCTACATTTGGTAACTCTACTGAGAAAATTGAATTATATATCTTAAAACCTTATATGTCAGGTTACGACTACTTTAGTCCTGTAGACTATTCAGGAGCTTTACCTTACTGTGAGATTGAAAGTGAAGTCTCAGACTACTTACTAAATGAAACTAAAAACTCTTTTAGTGGAACTAAGGTTATTAACTTTAATAACGGAATCCCTGACGTAGAGCAAAGAGACGCTATAACTAGAGACGTTAAATCTAAACTTACAGGATCTAGAGGTCAAAAGGTAATAGTAGCGTTTAATGAAGATAAAGAGTCGGCTACAACTGTAGAAGATATATCTTTAACTGATGCACCTGCTCACTATGAATATTTAGCTAATGAAGCTATGCATAAGATTTTAGTAGGTCACAGGGTTACATCACCGATGCTTTTAGGTATTAAAGACTCAGGTAATGGACTAGCTTCTAATGCTGATGAGATTAAAAACGCTTCTCAATTATTTCATTCTACAGTTATAAATAACTATCAAGGTGAGTTAATAGACGCTCTTACTGAAATTATGGAGCTTAACGGTGAGGTCCCTGAGTTGTATTTCATTACATCACAGCCTATAGAATTTACTGAAGAGAATCAAGAGAAAGAAGATAAAGATTATAAAGAAGATCAAGAAGCTCCTGTAGATCAAGAAGATGCTGAGAAAGAAGATGACACAAAGTTATCGTCTCACGAAGGATTAACAGTGGACCCTAAATTTATTAAGGACGCATTAGAATTATATAAAGCCTCTAAATAGTATGTGTAAAAGTGTAAACGGAATAGCAGACCTTCATATATACCTCGAACGTATAGGTGAAGATGTAAACGAGAACGAGTGGGCCGTAGCTGACGCTAGGGTCGATTTAGATGAAACTGAAGATGAAGATATAGAAGCTATGTTAAACACTACTTTAAGCGTCTCTCTGAGCCTTAAAGGTGACACTAGACAGCAGGATAGTATTCAAGACACTAAGTTTATTAAAGTTCGTTACCGGTACGCTAAGAAAACTAAAAGTCATGGCTCAAGTGGATCTAAGTCTAGAGATTTCTGTAGATTGGTCCATAGATCAAAAAAAGTATATAGGAAAGAGGATATACTTAAAATGCAGCAAGATGGAGTAAATTCTAAAATGGGACATAATAATCAGTCCTATAGCATTTGGCTACATAAAGGCGGTGTTAACTGCTATGATGTGTGGGAGAGAGTTATATATATTAAAAAAACAAAGAAAGATGGTAACCCTTACGGAGGTGGAGCTTTAACAGGGACATATAAAAGCACTGTAGGTCAAGCTAAGAAAAAAGGTTTTGATCCACAAGGTAGAAAACAAAAAAATAATAAAAGAGTAGCTGAGGCTCAGATAGATCGTTCTGATAAAGGACATCATCCTAGCTACGTTAAACCAAAAAGAAAATAAAATGGCACAAGCTTTATTCATAAGCAAAGACGACTTAATACGTCAGACAGCTTTATCAGGTAATTTAGATTTCGATAAGATAGTTCACTTTATTAAAATCGCTCAGGATATTCATATACATCAACTACTAGGATCTAGGTTATACAATAGACTACAGTCAGATATACTAGGAGGCACTCTAAGCGGTGACTATGAGACTTTGGTAATGGACTATATAAAACCTATTTTAACTCAATACAGCTTCTTAGAATACTTACCCTTTAGTCAATACACTATATCTAATAAAGGAGTGTTTAAAAGTAGGTCAGAGAATTCAGATTCTACAGATGCTAAGGATATTAAAGATATGAAAGACGCAGCTAGAAACACTGCAGAGAGCTACGCTAATAGAATGGTAGACTTTTTACATCATAATAACGATAAATATCCTGAGTATTTGACTAATAACAATGAAGAGGTAAGCCCTAAGAAAACTATTAACTTTGGTAATTGGCATATATAACAAGGAGTTATGAGTACTAGCAACGAAATACAAGATTTTAAAATAACTAGGATGCAGAATGAGATTGAGTTCTTTAAGCAAACCACAGAACAGTCTCTAGTTAGGAATGGTAAGCAACTAGATAGAATCATATCTATATTAGAAGATGACGACTCTATAAATAAAAAAGGATTGGTTACTAAGGTTAACGAGATGCAGTCTAAGATATATAGCTTAAGAAACTTCTTAAACGCCTATAAGTTAGCTGTAGCAATGATCGCAGGTTTATTTACAGCTATAGGAGCAGCTATTGCAACCTATTTAAATATTAAAAAGATATAATGAGACTTACTAAAAACTTTACCAAAAGAGAATTTAAAAGTAAAGATGGTTCTAAGATGTCTATAGAGATACTAGAGAACGTAAAAGAATTAGCTTGTAATTTACAAGTATTAAGAGACTTCTTGGGTGAACCCTTAAGAATAAACTCAGCATATAGATCAGAAGCTCATAATCAGGCTGTAGGTGGGTCATCTAGATCACAGCATTTACTAGGTAAAGCTAGTGACCTGAGAGTCAGAGAATTAGATAGTGAAGATTTATATCACATTATAGAAGCTCTTATATCTGAGGGTAAGATGAAAGAAGGAGGACTCGGTCTTTATAATTCTTTTGTTCATTACGACATCAGAGGCACTAGAGCTAGGTGGAACTTTAAAAAATAATATTATGAGTGATAATCCAAAATTAAGAAAAAACGGAGGTAAAGGAACTGCCACAGGAAACTTCTTGAGATCTATAAACTTCTCTAAGGTAGCTGAGGTTGTAGGTAGCTTAGTAACAGGTGATATAAAATCTGCTATAGAAGTAGTATCTAATAAAGATAACGGAATGACTGATGCAGAGAGAGCATACGCTTTACAGGTAATGCAGTTAGATGCTGAAGAGATGAAGGGCGTATCGCAAAGATGGTCCTCAGATATGACTAGTGACTCATGGCTATCAAAAAACGTTAGACCTCTTAGTCTTATATTCCTTACTGTAACTACTGTAGCTCTTATCTACTTAGACTTCTACGATTCTAGTATAGAAGTTCCCTCAGAATGGATTGAGCTGCTTAAGTCTCTTTTACTAGGTGTATATATATCTTATTTTGGATCTAGAGGTCTAAATAAGTATAAGTCTATTGATCGTAAGGGTTAGAAGTTCCATTAAAATAACCTCTATAACCTCTAACGTGTAAAAGCGTCTCAAATAAATGAGCGTCTACAGATCTCTCAAACCAACCTAGTATCTCATATCCGTCTGAGATTCTGCCTTCGTTTTTATGTTTGTTCATTCTAGCTTTAACGTTCAAAGTTATTCCTACATAGTGTTCCTCCGGCAAATAATAGACAGCTGTATATCCTAAAGGGTGCCTTTCTTTATTGTATCTATTTTTTTTGTACTTCACAGCCTTAGATTTATTAGACGGATCACTCCTATATTTCTTATTATATTCTTTAACGCAAGTTTTACACTTAGATCCACACCCGTCCTTTGAAGCTTTATTTTTAGCAAAATAATCTAACTCAAAAATATCTTTACAGACACTACAACTTTTTTTAATTATAACTTTTTCTAATTTCATAACTTTCTAATTTTAAAATTTATACTATTCTTTTTATATTGCAAT